GAAATCATCGCCAAATACCTTTTTTCGATTGTGGGCGACCCCGTCCAAACCGTTCACCACGCCGATCAAATCACCCTTCTCATTACCCAAGAATACGGGGGTGATCAATTCTATGTCCCGAAAGCCACCGCGCTATCCACGCACTATCGAAACCAAGCAATTATCGCTGAATTCAACGGCTTAAACTCCCGTGACCTCGCCCACAAATACCACCTCACGCCGCGTCAAATCCGTAGCATCGTGAAAAAATGAAGCCCTTCCCCTAACCTTCTATCTATCCCATCTCATACACTGGAATCATTTGGAAAACAAGGATTTCAGTGTATGTTCAACAAAGAATACATCTCAGATCGCCTCAAAGAACCCTCCACTTGGAGAGGTGGCGTGTTATTTGTGGCGGGGATTTTCGGGTTCACGCTTGCACCCGATGTGGCGAGTGCCATTACGCATGCGCTTATTAGCGTGGCGGGGGCTATCGGATTATCTACGCCAGACAAAAAACCATGAAACCCGCGACCAAACTTGCGGTACTCATATCTTTGCTTATTGGAATGTTTTTAATGAACGTGGGGTTTGCGGTGAATGGCATCATAAAAAATTTAACCACAAATTACGAGGTTAAAAAGTGAATGAAAACCTCGCAACCCTTTTTTCGCTAGGTTCTGCCGTGATGATGGGGATTATTTTCCCGCTTGTCCGCACAATGTACACTGAGATGAAAGAACAGTTAGCTGAATTGCGTGCAGAAATTACAATGATCAAAAGAGAAATGAACGATCATAAACTCGATAGTATGCGGTCACGATTCGAGTGCGAAAAATACAACAATTGCAAGCCGTAAAAAATCATGCCAAAGCCGTCTGCGTTCAGTCGTTTTTCAGAGAAAACGAAAAAGCGAATCAAAAAACGTCAGGAAACCAATGGTTTTTCTGACATCGACGGCTTGCGTAATGAAATCCATGAACTCGAACCCGACTACCCCATTTCACGCACCACCACTGGGAGAATTTCTAAATCCATGAAAGATGAAGCCGAACGCATCAAAAAGGCAACGGACATGGCGAAACAACTCCTCGATGATGTGGGTGATACCGTTCACGATCCCGCGCTGGCGAATGCCCTCATGATTGATGCACGAATTGGGGAATTATTACGGGTGATCGATTTTTCAGATGATGAAATTGCTGAATTATCCCTCGAAAAAAGACTCACTATTTTCTCAAAACTCGTGAATGCGCAAGGAAGCAGTGCGAAATCCCAACGTTTTGTCGCGCCCGAACGTCGAACCATGAAACAAGAAACCGCTGCCCTTAAAGATGGACAAAATAACAATGAAGCCAAACAACGACTTGCGGAAAAATTGGCAGCAATTCTCGAAAAGTCAAAAACTTGAGTTTATATCGAGCCTTACCAATGAAGAAGCGGAGGAAATGCTCCATTCATGGGAGTTTTGGGCACGCGATAATCAGTTTCCCCCCGAAGGTGAATGGGACGGTTGGTTGATTTTGGCGGGTCGGGGTTTTGGGAAAACGCGCACGGGCGCAGAATGGATAAAAAACATGGTCGCCACAGGGAATTATCCTCGGGTATCCATGGTGGGACGTACCACTTCAGACGTGCGCGGGGTCATGGTTGACGGCGAAAGCGGGCTTTTATCCTGTTATTCTCGTAAAGATCGCCCCGTTTATAAGCGCGGCGAACGCAAAATTGAATTCCCCAACGGCGCAGTTGGCATGGTTTTTACCGCCGAAGAACCCGATTTGTTACGCGGTCCGCAGCATTGCCTTTTATGGATGGATGAATTAGCGGCGTGGACGTATGCGGAGGAAAGTTTCGACAATGCGATGTTTGGGTTACGCCTAGGAATTCACCCACAATTCATGGTCACAACAACCCCTCGCCCTACCAAAATCATTAAAAGCCTTGTCGCAGATGATCGAGTGATTGTCACACGCGGGGCAACCTACGATAACCGTGAAAACCTTGCGGCTAACTTCATTGAAAAGATCGTTGCAAAATACGAAGGGACGCGCTTAGGTCGACAAGAACTCTACGGAGAAATCCTCGACGACAACCCAAATGCCCTATGGAATCGCGGGTTAATCGATGAATGCCGCGTCACCAAAGCCCCCGAACTCACGCACATCGTGGTGGGCGTTGATCCAGCGGTGACGGCGAACGAAAAATCCAACCAAACAGGCATCGTGATAGCGGGTCGTGGAAAGGATGGGCACTACTATGTGCTCGCCGATAGCTCGATGAAAGGCAAACCTCATGAATGGGCAGCCGAGATCATCACCGCGTACCACAAATTCTATGCCAATGTGGTGGTGGGCGAAACCAATCAAGGCGGGGATTTAATTGAATCGATGCTGCAGGCGAATGGGGGCGACGGCGTACCTTTCGCGGGCGTGCGGGCGACGGTTGGGAAATCCACTCGCGCCGAACCGATCTCAATGCTCTATGAACAGGGCAAAGTCCACCACGTTGGCACTTTCAACGACCTCGAAGATGAGATGTGTTCATGGGACCCGACCATCGACGTGACTTCGCCCGACCGTATGGATGCGTTGGTGTGGGCTATCACATGGTTGATCACGCACGCGCCGGTTGCCGCTGCGGGACACACTATCGACTATGAAAGTGATTATGGCGAAAATAACAGTGTTTTGGGACGTTTTAAATCCTATTTTAGGAGATTTTAGGTGAATTTTATTGGCGTTGGGTTAAATAAATTAAAGCAATATTTTCAATCATTTAAAAGCGACGCTGGTAGAACAATACTGGCGGATGAAGATTTCGGCTGGACTCCACTAGGGCACGATCACAATAGAAATCTGATGCCCTATGATCAACGAAGAATGCAAAATCTCGCTGAATATTTATGGGCATATAACCCTATCGCCAATAGAATTATCGAGCTCAAAGTTGCTCACATTTTAGGAGGCGGGGTATCATGGAAAATAGAGAATATAGATGAGTGCAAAATCGATATAAATCCCATCATTTCTGAGTTTTGGAAACAAAACAAAATGGATGATTTTTTAGAGCAATTCATAAGGGAATTAGCGATTTATGGCGATGTTTGTCTTCCTGTCACAGTTTCTCCATATACAGGAAAAGTATCAATAGGTTACATCTCTGCGTGCTATGTCAATGAAGTGATTTTAGATCGAAACGGGAGAACTAAACTCGCTGTTCAAACCACGCAAACAACCAACGGCAAACAACTTTTATTAAAAATAATCAATAACAATTCAAATGAAAATATAGATACCTCGATATATGACGGCGAATGTTTCTTTTTCACCATCAATGCGCTATTGGGTGTTCGACGGGGTCGCTCCGATCTACTCGCTAGTTTCGACTGGATCGATGCGTACGAGCAGTTTCTTTTTGGGGAACTCGAACGCGCCAATATGAGCCGTGCATTCATTTGGGACATCACACTGAAGGGTGCGACCGCCTCTGAGGTAAATGCTCGCGCCAACGAAATCAAATCGCCCAAACCAGGAAGCGCAAGAATTCATAACGATAGCGAAGAATGGAAGGTCGAATCGCCGGAACTAAAATCATACGATTCTTCGAATGCGGCACGGCTTTTTAGAAACCACATTTTAGCGGGCAATACCATTCCAGAGCATTGGATTGGTGGCGGTGGCGATGCGAACAGGTCGACCGCCGAGGCAATGGACGATCCGACCTATAAAATCTTTTCGATGCGACAACGTGAATTAAAACAAATGGTTGAGGAAATTCTCAATTATGTGGCACGGGAATATTTGAAAGCGGTGGGACGGGCGAATCTGCAACCGATTAAAATTCATGCCATTTTCCCAGAAATGAATCCCAAAGATAACAGTCGATATGCAGCGGCATTCCAACAATTAACTGCGGGCATCGTCATGAATTTGCAACAAAATCTCATTTCACCCGAAACCGCCATCGACATTTTAAACACTATTTCCTCACAAATGGGCATAGAAATTGACGCGGCAGTGGAAATCGAAAAAGCCAAAAACGCCATGCTCGACCAAGCCCAAAACGATCTCTATTCTGAAGAACCTGCGGTGACGGACGATGCCGTCGCCTAACGGGGTGATGCGGGAGATTCAACAGGAGTTTCGCCGCGTTCAAAAAGTCACCGATCAACGGGTGATCGGGTATTTGAAACAGTCGATGGAAGAAATCAATCGGGTGCTCGCCAATTCGCCGAGTGAATATGAAACGTGGCATTTGGAAAAAGTCAAGAAGGAATTAAAACAACTTCTCAAAGAAGCAAGCAACCAAGCCGCAATGGCGACAGGTTCGCAGATCAAAGATGCCTATGAACTCGGTGGACAACTCGTTGATCAACCCCTCATCGCAACGGGCGCAATGGCGAAAGGGGTCATGCCTGTTTTGAACGTCCGTCAATTAGAGAAAATGTCCGCATTCACCACAGGGAAAATCAAGGACATCGCCACTGAACTCTTGCCGCGTATGAATACCGAGCTTTCATTCGTGATGACGGGCGTGAAAAACCCTTTTGAAGCGGCGCAAGCGATTGATAAGATTGCGAATATTGGCATGAATCGGGCGTTGATGATTACTCGAACTGAAACGGGTCGAGCGTTTTCAGCGGCAACCCAAACCCGCCTCGAAGACGCATCAGAACTCATTCCTGATATGCAGAAGAAATGGAAGGGTTCGGGAAAAGCCATGCCCCGCGCCACCCATGCCGCCGCCGATGGTCAGATTGTGGGGGTCAATGAATCGTTTAGCATCGGAGGAATCCCCATGCGTTTCCCGAAAGACCCGCTCGCCCCAATTGGTGAGGTTGTCAATTGTGGTTGCACGGTTCTTCCCCATCATCCGTCGTGGTAATTTAAAAATATAACCCTTTGAATGCAAAAAGATTTAAGCATGGCACAACTTTTTCCCAATTAAACAATCGTGCCAACTCACAACATAACCCTTTGAATGCAAAAAGATTTAAGCATGGCACAACTTTTTCCCAATTAAACAATCGTGCCAACTCACAACATAACCCTTT